AGCTTAGCTTCACTCCAGTTGTGCCAGAGTCTGACTCCACCATAGCGGATAAAGTAAGCTGCTTGCAGCATGCTTGCTTCCCGGTGGTCCATATAGATAGGTATTCCATTTTCTTTAAATGATTTCTTCATCACGTTCGTCTGCATGGTGGGAATGCCCATCAAGTAGTTCGAACCGTGTTGGATTACTTTCGAACAATCGTAGATTCCTGAACCGACAGCTTTAGATATAGCCGAGAACGGGGTTTTTCCGCCCCAAAACTGAAGATCGTCTCGATTAAGATTATTGAACTCAGTGCCAAAGCAATGTAACCCAGAAATAATTTTAGCCGGTTTAAGCCCGGCTTGATAATCAAGAAGCATCGTATCATCACCCAAGCGGCTACAGTGAGCAGCCACAGTCCAACCATCAGCTCCTGCGAGGTCACATTGAAAGAAATCGTAGTCGTCATCAGCTATATAGTTTCCACGTAGTTTTTTGGTTATGGTTGTCATGTTTGCACCTGCCCCGGTCGGAGAGGTCTTACATGAAAAGCGCCCGGTCTCAGTTCCGACTACGTTGTAAGCGCAGCGGACTCGACCGTCAGGATCGGCTTTGATGTTAAGGGTTTCGAGAAGGCCTTCGAGGTGGCGGTGTTTAATTACTCCGTTGAGGAATTCGTCGGACTCGAGAGAACGGCGAAGTTTCAGTAGGGCCTCGATATCTGTGGTGAATTTCGTCGTCGCCCGACCTTTTTCTTTCTTGAACTGTGGAGGATAGCCGAGCTTCTGATACATGATACCCGCAAGACGCTTGTCAGCGATGCACCCGGAGGGACCGCGGACTTCTTCCTTGGCGAGTTCGGAAAGCCGGTCACCGATGGGAGTGATTTCGGACTGGACTTCTTTGATCTTCTTGGCGACGGAAACTTGGTCGTAGTTCATCCCGCGCAGCTCCATGTAGAGTGCGGGATTGAGCATGGCTACGTTTTTCTGGTAGTGTTCCAATCCAAGTTTGTCAAGACATGAATCTTGGGCCTCGCAGATTTCAAGTGTAACAGTAACATCTTTACAACAGCCAAGCGCCAAGTTTTCCCCGTTTGATTCATACATCTCCTCATCTTTCCAGTGGGGTTCTCTGGTATATATCGACGCCTGACAAGCGAGAGATTTCGGGAGCTCGCAATATACTTCCCAGCCTTTAAGCATGGTGTCCTCCACGACATTACGTATAAGGATACCATAACTGTAAGCCATGACGAAGTTATCATATAGGGAATTCTGTAGAACTTTAGGGACGTCAGTGCGTCCCATTAACCGGGCGAAAGAGCGAAGAAGATTACAAAACTCGAGGTCGTTGAATTTCCACCATGCGATGCAGAAACCTCTTGTTGTTCTTCCAGCAAGCGCCACGCATCGCCAACCCAAATGTCTACGTTTCTTCGAGTCTTTGCGGACACCTTCATTCGCATCAGGCACTGCAAGCCCTCCTTCGATATCCACTGAACAGCGTTGTCCTGCGGGCCATTCGTCCATGATGCGACAGAGTGTCTGTGCATCCAAATCTGTAATGAGTTCACGGGAGGGGAGGATTAAAAGCTTTGACTGGGCTTCGTCCTTGGCTCGCACCAAGGTATGTTTGAGTCGCGGGAAGTTACCGTCGGCGCCCCACTCGCGGAGGATAGAGGAAGGATGGAAACTCGAGATACACTTGCGCGAAGCAAAGGGGGAGGAAGGGTGACCGACAAAGAGGGAGCCTGACCAAGACGAAACCTTGCTTTCGATTCCTCGTGCTGCGCGGAGAGGAGCATTGCCGAGAAGGACACAGATGTTAGGGTCAAAGACAGTGAGGTCATGTTTAAGTTGGGCTAAGCCCTCTTGAATTTCGGAAGAGGACCAAGGGAAAAGGGAAAGGTTATTCTGAGGAGGACGAACTTGACACACGTTGCCGACAAAGACGCGGTTACGGTCAATGCCGACGTCTTTAAGAACGGAGTTTAGAAGGGAGCCAGCGGGGCCGACAAACGGTAACTGATAGTCCTCTTCTTTCTCACTCGGAGCCTCACCCACAATGGCGATTTTATATGGGTGAGGCTCGAGAATCGGCTGCTGATTAGAAACGCGAATGCGTTCAGTGATGATTGTGGGGTAGTCGGGCACGATGGAAGATTTCGGATTCTAAAGCAGAGCGAGCGGGTAGTGGGACGTCAGCTAGATGGTCATAGATAATAGGGTCGCGCCCGATATCAGTGACATAGCGCAAAGCGCAGAGAAATTCTCCGTCCCCATCGAGTTCGATGACGTAAGTGTCAGCGTGACGAGGGTCGTAATAGGAGAAGGAAGAAAGGGGCATGTCATTTGAACTTCACGTTAGGGCCAAGGAGTTTGTGGTAGTGGGCCTGAAGATTGATGAGGAGGTTCTGATAGACATCGGGTTGGATCTCGGTACCGATCGGGCGGAGGCCGTAGGTGATTGCCGCGATTGCGGAAGAACCGGAGCCGACAAAAGGGTCGTAAACGATATCGCCTTTCTGGGTGCAAGCGGAGTAAAGCCAGCGCCACACGTCATAGGGTTTGGCGAAAGCATGACCGAGTTCTTTGGTTACGGCTTTGCCTGTGGTGGTAAAGACGCAGGAAGTTTGAACACGAGTGAGGACGGTTGCCGGTTTCCGGCAAACCATTGCGAACTCCACAGACTTGGGGAAGTTATGATTGGGAGCTGCGTTGCTCTGTCCGGTGGAGTCCATCTTGTTCCAGATGCAGGGCCAAGATTGAACGGCGAAACCGGTTTTTCGACATGCGGCTTGGAGCCTCTCTTGGTAATTGATGTTATACCAGAAGACGAAGAAGCCATGTTCCTTGATGGACTTGAAAGCCAGAGGGAGAAGGCGAAACAGCTCACGCAGGGAATCTTCTTCGGACTTCTGAGCGATGCCTTCTGCCATGATACCGGGGCGATTGTTGTGATGGGCGTCGAGGATGTCAGCAGCGATGGCATAGTCAGGATCGCAGATGATATGGTCACAGAAGCCGGGAGGCTGCTCTTCCATGAAGGCGTAGGCGTCAACGTTGCGAAAGGCAGAGGACAGGGGGATGATGAATTCCTGCGCGGCCTTCTGCATGATTGGGGATTCGCCTGCTGCGTCAGGATTCGAGGGCCGTTGTTGCCGCTGGTCGGCATTAACGATTTCGAGAGCTTGAGTATCAGTTCCTTCTGTAAGAGTCGGGGCCTCCGACATAGAGCGGGTAACTGCGACGCGGGTCAGCTCATTAGCCTGGGCTTTCATGTAAGTCGCTAGGCCTCCGGCGATGGAGGTTACCCCTTGATAGGCTTCGGGATGAGCGCAGAAATGTTTATAGATTCGGATACCGGCTTCAAGGTTTTGATAAGTAACGCCGAGAGTCACACCGAACATGCGAGCAGAGATATTCTGTCCCTCTTCATCTGCCTTGTTCTTTGCCACAAGCCACGTGCGAACCATGAGCTTGAGCTGGTCACGCCAGTCCATGTCTTGACGGTTGAGGTTCTCTTGGGACTCGAGGATGAGTTGCTGGAGGAAGTCAGCTTCGCCACGAATAAGAAAACCCGGTTTCCCTTTCTCGGAAGTGGTTCCGTGATAGAGGAATTCAGTATCGAGCTCGGCAAGTGCCGTGGCTCGGCGACCACCAGCGGTGAGAAGATAAGGCTTTGCTGGATCAAGTTGGCAGTTGCTTTCCTTCTCGTAAGCGGCGACCAGTTCAGGGGTCTTGATCGCGAGGATCAGGGGTTGGATAAGTCCGACGTCTTCGATGGCGTCGGCTAGGGTGTCGATGTTGGAGTGTTCAGAACGAGCGCGGAAGCCGAGGTCGACTTCATCAAAGCGGATGATAGATGGGATGGTCATTGGCGGGAAAGGCGGTGAGCGATAACTTTACGAGCGTGGCGGAGGTCGGATTTTTCTTGATCGTTGAGAGCTTCGATGGCTTCTTCTGTCATCGCGAGGATTCCGAGGATTCCGACTTCATTAACAGTGCCGCAATTAGAGCAAAGAAGAATGTCGCCGTGGCGAGGAGGAGAAAAGGCGTGGCCGTCGGCTTGACGGAGTTGGGCGAATGGTTGGAGGCAGGTTGCACAGGATGGGATGGAGTCGGACATGGAAAGTGTGGCATACGTTTGATCGCGGTATGCCAGCGCGAGGATGGACTAGCGAGGGGTGAAGCCGGAGCGGTTGACGGGCTGTGAAATACAGCCATTACACGCGCGTTCGGTTTCAGCAGAAGCCCTAAGCAGTTCAGTCACGTTCGTGAACTGAGCTTCAAGCATACGGCGCTGACGTTGAGCGTGAGCGATCTTCTTCTGGTGGAAGGAGACTGCCATGTCAAGGTTGATATGCGCTGCACGAATGGAGTCGTTGTGTTCTTCAACGAGGTCGTCGTTCTTCTTCAGTTCCTCCTTTAGGAACTCGAACTCTTTCATCAGCCGAACACCGTCGGACTCCACGGCTTCCGCCGCAGGGTGAGGCTTCTGGCTGGACTTTTTCTTGCTCATGACCTTAGCTTTGGAGGTCGCCGGGGAAGGTCATCGAGGAGATATCATTCCCCTCGAAGTCACCGGTCTTGGCCTTGACCTTAGCCCACGCTTCCTTGCCAGTCATGGCAGCCACGGTCTCCGCGCTGAACGCGGGACGCTCGGGCTTGCCTTTCTTGTTATCAGGGTCACCCGTGCCAAGGAACGCGTCGATGCGCTTCGCGATTTTCTGCATCGCCCATTCGGGGATTTGCCCGGCGGGAGTGTTCTTGTCATACAGGGTGACGTTCTCGAAGAGCGGGAATCCGACCTTGACCTGGCCACCGTCAACGGTGGGCGCGGGGTCGAGGAGGTGATACTCGAACTTGATGGATTCGCCCTTGTCGGTGGTCTGCTGTTCGCATTTGACGAAGCGAACGCGGCAGTTGTGACCGTCGGCGATGACGGGAACAGAGGTTTTCTGCTTGCTGAGGTCGAGGCTGATGCTTAGTGGTCCGGACATATGTTTGTTTTGTTTTGTTTTGTTTTGTTGTAAGGCTTACGGCCTCAGGCGTTGGGAGGGATTCCCAAAGTGTTAGGGGGCAGGGTTTGTCCTGTGAAGGAGCCAAGTCCCGATTGTTGAAGTGTTGGGCGTTGCCATGGAGCAACGGAGATTACGTCGTGACCGCCGCGGGATAAATCGTCATTGATTTCATCCGCGATTTGTGGCAGAGCCATGACGTCATTGACGTTGAGGTGGACGAGGAAGGCGACGTCAGGCATTTGGGAACGTGGCGCGCACGTGCATGGTGAATTCTTTCCACTTGGTCGGGAGTTTCTCGACGATGACGGCGGTCAAGGTTGCTCCAGCTTCGAGAGCTTCACGAATAGCTTGTGTCGCCTCCCGTGGGACGTAGCCGATGCAGGCTCCGGTGGAATCTTGAATGACCTTGATGGCATTAGGGTCATGAGGATTGGAGGGTTCTGGTTCAAGGGTAACGGTTTCGCCCTCGGCTATGGAGTTTGGGTCAAGTCCCCGGAACGGGAACCCGGCAACGAAGGAGGCGCAGATGAGGATTGGTTTCATGGTTTTTTAACTGGTGTGAGTTTGGCTTGAATGGTCTCCCACTTAAACTCAAAAGTGGCAGGAACCCCGAGTGTGTTTTTGAGTGCATACTTCGCCTCGGGCATTGTACGAAGTAACCACTTGTAAGTGTTCTGGTTTGGGCCGGAGGGAAGCACTTGGACTTCGCACCGCCAGACGTTGGTGAAGAAGGCTCCGATGTTCTGGCCGACTTGACCGGGCCAAGCGACTTTAATTGGGTAGACGATCGCGCCGGACTCGGTCTTTTCCATCTTCTCATGAACGATAAGGACGATGTGCTTTCGCATGGAGGAAAGGACGTTCATGAAATGGCGTCCGAGGATAGCGAAGAAACCCCATTCGCGCTTGGACATTTCGGATTTGGATTGCTGGCGGAGGACTTCGGCAATCATCACGTCGGCTAGGGTGGTGCCAGAGTCAATGATGATGGTCTCGACTTCGGGGTTGGAGGCCAGGCGTTCAAGGATGAGGGCGAGGCGCTGATAGCGGGAACGCATCTCAACCTTGTCTCCTTTATCGTCACGATCAAGAACATCGTAGCCCAAAGGCAGGGAGAGCTTCTTGCCGAGGAGGTTTTGTTCCTTGATATAGCGGAGAGTCCCGCCGAGGTTGACGTCGATATCAATCACCCAGGCTTTGGGGAATTGACAGGCGACGGTGGTTTTACCCGTGCCGGGGTCGCCTTGAAGGATGAGACGCAGCTTGTCGTTGTCGTCTTGGTATTGGTCGATGGAAGGCATTAGTCGAGGAAGGCTAGACGTTGACGGTGCATCACGGTAGGGGTTAGGTCTTTGGGTGGAAGTGGCTTGTGCTCAGCGCGCTCGTTCCTGTCGAGGAACTCGAGGTAGAGCTTACGTTGACGATCGCGTTCAGCGTAGTCGGTTTTGTGTCCGGTTAGTGGGATTGGGTTTGACATAGAGGTTAGGGAGTGAACTCGACTTGAACTCGAACTTCGAAATCACGATGGTGTGACATAGAGTCTCGGTCTGGAATGACAAGAAGCGTAATATTGGTAATTTTTGGATTTCGTGTTACGATAGGAGGGCCAAAGGAACAAATTCCATCTTCCCAATTTTCTGGATAATGAACAAAGCCATGACGAAAAGCCTTGGCAATATCATCATTGATTGCAGCGATAGCATCAGCAAAAGCTACTTGCTGTGATGCAGCATCTGGTTTTGCAATTCGATATTGATGAAATCGTTGAAACATACTAGCGTCCAGTGACTGGGTTCCAAGTTACTTCTTTGAATGCGGCGGAATTCAGATAGGCAAGGCCAACGGACTCGTTGTCGAAGGAGCAGGAGTCGAAGTAAGGGCACTTGCCGAATTTGTTAATGCACGAGGCATCGTTCGGTGGGAAGTAGTTACGGGATACGGAATGAAGGAAGTCTTCAATGAGGATGATGGTTGCTTTCTTCCACCCCTCGATGCGGTCGTCGGAGTAGTCGATGTAATGTCGGTCAAAGCGAAGGGCAGGCTCACCTCCCTTAGGGCCGCGCTCGGAGATAGAACGGCCAGCGAGTGAAGCGGCCTTGGCTTTCTTGCCTTCGAG